TACGTGCCCTGCTTAGTGTGATTGATGCACCGGCTGATTCATCTGCTAGTGTAGATCCACCATATGCAGCAGATCCATTTTCAAGTCCCAGTGTCAGTTCTGTTGATGAAACTGCAGTGACCCGGTGTGAATCATCATAGGTTTTGTTGTTTGCTGCACCAGAAAATCCTGATGCCTGTATTTCATCACCTACTTCAAAATAATCAGTGAAATCAACTGATCCTGCAGTTGTGAATTTGTCACTAGACTGGGTTGCACTGATGTCGGTTTGTGTCAGGGTTTTAACAATTTCAGTTCCATTGAAAACACCAGCACCAAAACCTGTTCCTGGTTCTGCAGTATCATTTCCTGTGACGAAAGATGATGGTGTTATGTCAGCAGCAGATCCAGAAAGACTTGTGAAGATGTAAAGTTTTGATGAAGTTCCAATTGCTAACCATTTGTCACCATCATTATCCCTCCATGCCAACATCGCCCGGCTGATACCGGTCAGACCTGATGTTGTTGCTCTAGTCCATCCACCAATTGGTTTGAGTCTACCATCCTTCCATCTGACCAAGTTGCAATCGAACCATCTGCCTTTTACCTGATATTGGGTTCCATTTCGATGAACACCCGGTGGTATTTCAAAAGGGACTATTTTGCCCATGGTTCAGTAGGTCCAGACCCATGGCCGGGGTCTTTGTTCAGGATTGGATTCCAGGATGTCAATATGGATGTATCTGGATTCATGTGGTCCTTTCTGCATTAGCCCAACACCTGCTGCACCATGATCCAATGCTAAAGAAATGAAATCATGTGCATCCCTTCCTGACACTGAAAAATCTGCTGCCATGCCGGTCGTATGTGGGCCATTAGGTCCTGAAGTGGAAACTGCTTGGTTGTGGGCACTGCATCTGAATGCTGAAGTCACATGTAATGGCTTGCCGATGTCATCCCTGATGTTCTGAATCACACTCATGAAATCTTCATCCATGTCGTATCTGCCACATCCGCAACGGCATGACATTTCGGATTCTGAAAAGTTTTTTGAAAGCATTATATTTTCCCATCTGCTTCAAGTTTCGATCTGATTTCAGTTACTATTTTGTCATCAATGGATGTTGTTGACTTTGCTGATGCCCATTCTGCAAGCATAAGCAAAACCCTTAACACTACTCTTTCTGACAGCATGGATATCACCATTGTTTTTGCTGCACCGGCTAATAAAGGTACTATCATCATTATGTTCCCCTGTATCGAATGAATTCTTTCATTGCTTGTGTGTTCTGTTCCAAAGCAATCTTTACATGCAACAATGCATCACTGCTGGATTCTACCATTTTCAGAATTCGTTCATCATTTTGTTCATCCCGGTTCTGCCACTTTTCACGTTCAAGACTGGCATTTTTTAATAGCCACATGATCAGGTAACCGGCTGCTGCTAAAGTAATTGCCGGTGTTCCAACACGCTCAATCAAAAGTATTATCAGGTCAGTGTCAGGCATATGTGTTGTTGGATAGAAATATTGTTCATCGGCTGGATTCATTTCATCTGTTCTGCTCAAAAAGTACGCTTTAAGCGTAGTTGTTATTACTCAGGTTTTGGGTGTGCATCTTTCACTGCTTTTAGCTTATCTGACATCTCTTTCGGGAAAACTCCTGCGTGATATAGGGCATCTAATTGATCACCGATAGGAGGGTATTGTCGGTCACGTTGATATTGTTTGGCATCGTATTCTGCTTGGAGTCGAATTACTTCAGCATCTATTTCTTCTTTAGAAGGGGGAGTTTGGCCATCCAAGTAAAATACTTTTTCTTGATTTTCACCACTGGTTTTTAGATTCCCACCAACAAGTGAATGTATTGCTGTATGCCTATCAATTTTTGATGGGTCCCTCATATTTAATACTCCAAAATTTTAATTAATGTCCCATCTATACCACCACCCCAAGTTTCACATCTTGTGTAAGTACCATCAGCACCAGAGGTAATACCAAAATAATAGTCAGTGCTTACTGACTCTGAAGTAGTAAATGTTCCAGTCAAAGTTAATATTCCATAACCAGCATTAGCATTTGAAGTGGAAGTAGCAGTAGTTCTTCCAGTCCAACCTTTACCCAACGCTGTACCAAAACTAGAAGTTGCCCCATCAGAAACACTTGACGTACTATAATACATTCTCCATTTTCCATATCTTAGTGATGATACACCTCCACTTACAGATGTTTGTACAGGGAATGTCATTTCTATAAATACAGTTGAACTTGCTTTAGTATTTTGCCAATTATAATAATCTGCAACGGCTGTTTCTGTTGTTCCAGTGGTATCACCTGCCCAAGTTTGTCTTGTGATAGTTAATCTTGGATTGGTACTAGTCATTATAATGCCTGAAGTAACAGTTCCAATATTATTTGCTGTCCCTGCTAGTGTCGTATTCGCACCTGAAACAGAAATTGCAGTAGTACCACCACTGCTCTTAATATCACCACCTGTTACTGTTAAATCCCCTGCAATACTAACATTATCAGAAGTGTCTAAAGTGATCGTAGAACCACCGTCTGATGCCTTGATAATATTAGAGCTTAGTTTGACAGTCGGAACTTCAAGTTCACCTGTCATAGTATCACCACTTGCTTTAACTGCATCTACAAGTGCAAAACTCTGATAAACGTGTACCTCAACTATGTCAGATACTGTGGCACCACTTCCTAGAGTGACAGTGGAAGTTGTGTACGTGTAATCGTCTGTAAATTTAAGTAAGACACCGTTTAAAAACACCTGCAGTTCATCACTAGCATTTGACGCAACTGTGAAGTCAACTTGGGAACCAGTTGCAGTAAAAACGTGCTTTTTTATTTTACTATTTGCAGTTGCTTGATCTCCAATGAAAGGCATTTATACGTCCTGTTCCATATATGATAAGACTATATCCAGATTTGCATTATCTGCATAAACTTTTAATAGGTCTGTTGTGTTTAAAATGTATTTCTGTCCACTCATTATTTCTAAAGAATTACGTTTATCTATCACTACATCCTTCACAATATAAACATCAGCATTAGTAGCACCTGCACCTGATTGTGCAGTATTAGAACTTAAAATTACAGTAGCCTGAATACTATCCGAATGTTTGTTTGCCAAAAGAAGGCTAAGAATTACTTCTGTTTTATCAACATCAACATCAAGCAAAGTATCGGGACTACCACTGTCTACACTGACACCTGCTTTTGTGATTACTTTGAAGACGTTCGCCATATCAAGCCAAAGCTATTGCAAGTGCTATAACATCACCTTCTGAAACACCGGCACTGATCGATGCAGTGGATGCAGATGTGATTCTTCCTTTAGCATCGATTGCTAAAACTGGAACTGCAGATGCAGAACCATAAGATGCTGCACTGACTCCAGAAGATGCTAGTGTTGCACTGATTGATGTCGTTCCTGATCCAGTGACATCACCTGAAAGGCTGATGCTTTGGTTTGCGGTCAGATAGGTTCCCGTATCGACATCATATGTTTCAGATCCTGTTCGTTTCAAAAATCCAGTGTCAGAATCTGGTACATCTGTATGCATCAATGCACCTGCTGCATCTACATTCGTTGCATCGGTTACATCAGCACTTGCTTCAATTCCGTCCAGTTTAGTTTGATCAGCAGTTAAAAAAGTACCTGTAGTTAATTTCAATGCTGCCAAACCGGCACATTCGCTATCCATTAATGCACCTGCTGCAGTAACATTTGTAGCATCAGTAACATCAGCAGATGCTTCAACACCACTTAATTTTGAAAGCAGTGCATCCGTAAATGCATTCGTATCAGATTCTGCTTCATATGCAGTTTTAATCTGGGCACCGGTTTGATCTGCTGTTGCGCTTGCTTCGACTGCATCCAGTTTTGTTTTATCGGCTGCTGTCATCCTTCCGGTGACAGAAGTGGATGCATCTGCAAGTGCAGTGTCGATTGCAGTAATTGCAGTGTTTAGTGTTGCACCCCAAGTGCCCCGTGAAGACTCTTCACCAGGATCTGGAAGGGTCAGACTCAAATTGTCAGTTGTTGCCATTAGGCGTTGTCCATCAAAACGTAGTGCGACCAATTTATTTCTATGGAGGTGCCCCCAGGAGGTGTCACCTCAGTCCAAGTTTCTGAAGTGTTTGACATATATGCGAAAGCATTACCCTGCCGTCTTGCCGTTCCGAAATATCCTGACCACGCACCATACGCCACATAGGTTTTCCCTGCCCCTGGTGCTGATGGTGACGGTGTCGGGAGTGATGTATCATCTATGCCTGCCTTGAATTTCACTAAACCTCCTACTACTGTTGTTATGGCAATATCCCCAGAACCAGTTACACCCGTAACGGTTCCAGTACAATCACCTGATAATGTTATTGATCTACCAGTTGACCATGCATCAGCTTTTGATGCTTTCAGGTTTGCAACTGAAGTGGTGCTAGTCACAACCATGGGGGCAGTACCGTCCGTAACTTCAGATGTTATCTGTCCCGTAAAAGTAGTTGCACCATGTTTTGCGTTTGATGTGACAGTGTCAGTGCTTGCATTCCCTAGAGTGGTATTTCCTTCAACACTTGAATTTCCTTCAACACTTAAATTACCGGAAACAGTACCGTTACTTGATGCTGAAATAGTTGTGAATGCACCTGTTGATGCTGAATTTGCACCAATGGGTGTGCCATCAATTTCACCGGCACCAATGTCCGAATAACTGGGTTCAAAAACCAGTGCAATGTCAACTGAATCACCGGCTGATGCTGTTACAAGCCCAGTGCTTACAGTGATCGAATTTGATGATCCTTTTGATGTGACAGTATGAATGCTTGGACTTGCATCAGATCCATTTGTTGCTGATGTTGCACCGGTCACTCTGACTTTGTCATTGATTTCAAAATCCTGGAAAAGATCACCTGATGCTGCACTGATTGTGCCGGTTGCAGATCCAGTATTTGTGAAGATGATTGCAGTACTTGTGAAACCTTTGACTACATCTTTGTCCAATTTATTGACTAATTGACCATCAATTTCATTTAGGCTTGTATGAAGGTTTGTCCCCCAATTTTGGTTGTCACCACCTACTTCACTTTTGGTCAGTGAATAGTTAGTTGTGTATGTATTTGCCATCTATTGCTCTGTCCAAGTTTGTGTCGAATTAGTTTGGCCGGTCCATGTCGTTGCAGCATAAACATCATCACCATAAATACCGGCACCATATAAAGTGTTCCCTGTTACTGGGTGCAGTGTCCAAGTTGCTGATGTAGCA